GGTTAATCCAGGAGGTGGTGGTGTCCGATTTGTATAATAACTTCGGACACGTCACATCTCACTATATATAATAATTGTTAATTCAACAACTAAGAAATATCGTAAAAGAAAGTATCTTTTATTAATAAAATTGCATCACATGTTTACATCTTGAAAATCAAAACGGTCAACAAATGTTGCTAAATGCGGTGGAAGTCTTTCGACCTCACCATACAAGCGCTTCAGCTGTAAGTAAATCTTGTTATAAACAGGATCACTCCATCCAGCATCTCGAGCGATTGCTTTTACCCTAGTGGTTGAGATTTTAGGGTCTTCAACCTTGTACTCGGGAAAACACATCAGTCGGAGTACTTTAAGTCTCTCTCTAATGTTTAATTGATGCATCTGACTCCTTCCTAAGAAAGTAACCAGTTGGCTGTCTTGCGTAAGACTGCACTTTGGAATATTGAGCGTCCATCCGAACTGCTCTCCAAGCATCTGAAGCTGTGTTAAATCTGGTTTTGCATCACCAGTAATGTGGATAAGAGAATCATCTCCCTGCACGTAACAGCTTGTCTTTTGTAAACCTAACCTTTTACACACGTACTCAATTCTATTGTAATTAATTACACTTCCAATGATGTTAGTGTAATAGCTCCCTGAAGGAATGCCACCCTTGCGCATCCACAGTATCCCATTTGGGTCTGCGAGCTTGCGTTGTTTGAATGACTCCCTAGTAAATAGGAACGCTAGTCGTGATAATTCCGTCGGAAAAGCAAGCAATTGCTGAATGCAATTGAATGCGTGATCAATCTCCCATAATTGAACTGAAGCGTCAAACGCTTTCCAGTCAAGGCAGATAAACCATCCTTCGTTTGTGCTCATCTTGTGTAAGATTCTTGGAACGTAAATTGTTGGGTCCTTCCCTGTAAAGTAAAAGGTGTCCATTCTCTTAAAGGCCTCTAAGAGTGGCGCAGCTGATAGTCCCTCAATTAAAATGTTGTGAAATGCCTCTCCAAAGACAATCCGAACTTTAATCGATGGTAGCTTCGCTAGCTGTGTTCGCGTGAAAGCAATATCTGGCGTACCTTGTTGTATGAGATGGCTGACTGCGTAGTCGTAACCTTGGTTGTCAATATCCTCGCTAAACTTGCGTACTGCAGCATTTGCAATGCTTTTCGCACGATGAAAGTTGTTACCTTCACCCTTCTTACCGTCATAGCCGTAGCCGGCTGATGAGCTCGATTCAAATGGGACGTGGTCAAAACCTCCTTCAAATGGTAATGATTGAACTTGTGGGAACAAACTACCTATCTTCATTAGTGTTTCTCTCTTAACGTCGTTCCATATTGGATCGGTTGGTTCATGAATGAGTGGTTTGCTGAATTGCATAATAGATGCCATAATGCCTTCTACTGTGTAAAAGGATCTAGCCCATCCATCAATTTCTTGCATGTCAGCTTGTGGAGCATTTCGTCTCACTGAGTCATATGCTGGTTGGTCGACCAGTATTATGAATTCGTCACGTAAGTGTCGTTCTGGAATGTTTCCAATCTCTATAAGACCTGCTTCCATGTTAAAACCTACCCGGATTATTTGGCGGATCGCGTACAATGTTCTGTTGCGGACTGTTTTGATCTAACTCTTTCTCTGAGCTCCCAAAGTAATGATCTAGCCCTTGACACACACTGTGCGTAGATTTCCTGCCGGACAATCC